ATTTTATTTATTCTAAAGAATTGGTTTTATATATTGCTGTCCCTGGTTGCCGAATCTTGGTCTGAATGTCGTTCTGGTTCTGGTTGCTTGTTTTTACAAGCGTTGGATTTGGTAATGGCTTGGTCTTGGTTAGCGCGCTCCCTGGTGACAATGTTCTTTGGAATACTGGTTCCGAATTGTTTTGGGTTGATGGTGGCATCTATCTTCATGCCGCACTGGTTTTCGGTCCTATCGTTTGTGCTTTGTCTACCTGGTTGGCTCAGCCCCTTACTGGAAGATGTGCTTATGCACACGGACAGGTTAGGGCAGTTGGCCGCAAAAGCGTTGGAAATGCACGATGGGACGCCGGATTTCGGTTTGCTGTATGTGGACGTTTTGTCGACCGATCTGGCACGGGACTGGTTGAGACAGGTTATTTTGATGTGCTACTCAGTGAGAAGGCTCATCGGAAAATCCGGTCTTTTGGTGTTGGCGAGAAGAAATTTTGGCTTTCCCGTGATTTTTACGACAGTTGGATCAAACCAAACGGTCGTTCTCGGGTTCGTCTTGTTTTGGATCTGCCGGCGAACTTTGTGGTCAATAGTGACTTTGACCACCGGTATGTTCTTGAAAGCGGTCCGGATAATCGCGTCATGGCTATACCAAGGGATTCTTAGACGAATCTACTCTTTCGGAAGAGCAGTTTTCTGTCTGCCTTTGGCTATAATCAAGATGGCCGAAATTGTCATGGAACGCGTCGAGGCCGAGGGCAGGCTCACTCCCATTGGTGAGAGAGCCCCTCAAGACCCGATTACAAGGGCGCCCACGGAACATCTTACCTTCGTGAAGGAGGCTTACCAACCCAACTCTGCTGAGTTGCCGATGGACAAGTGGCCTTCTCACTTGATTGGTTTGAAGAGTTCGGAGGGCAGGCACGTCGGTTTTGGTTTTGTGTTAAACATGAAGGTTGACTCCAAATACGAGTTAGTATTCATTACGGCTGCTCACGTTGCTCAAAAGTGCGTAGGCGGTAGTATGTACTCGTCGTGGTGGGGCTGCCTGAAGTTGGACAGCAATACACCTCTGGTTCTTAAGAGTACAATGGACATTGTCGGTTGGAAGATTAAGAGTTCGGACATGTCGTTACTGGGAGTTAGAGTGGCGAAATTGGGTAAGACACCTTCCTCGGGTCAACCCCTCAGTCTCCACGGTTATCTCAACGAGAGGATCTGTCGCACGACAGGATATGTTGAGTCACCGGGCGAGCATCTTGTGTTTAAACACAGCTGCACGTCAATTCCTGGGTTTAGCGGCTCACCGCTGATTTTTGGTGGGCATGTCGTCGGAATTCATCTGAAATCGGACAACGTTGGTGCCAATTATGGCATCAGCTTGGACAGTTTCATAGGAATTTTTGAATCGGAGGTTACTGGAGACTTCTTCCTCTACAAGGAGGATGAGGTTGATGACGGAGGCCTGGACGAGGAAGTTTGGATCGGAGAAAACTGTTTTACCGTTCGTACTGGGCGCCGCCGCTATCGCAGAATGCGAAAGGCGGGCGTCGAGTTTAACAACGACGTTATTGGTAGAATAGCAAAGGACGTTTCGAACATGCGTGTACTCGGTAACACTTCGGGGTGGGCAGACCATTTCGAGGAGGAATTGGAACCGGTTGGTGACCTCAAGCGTACTTGGGGTTACGAGCGGCAAAGTGAACCTGGTGAGGTTTACGCTTGCGCCAACTGGCGAAAAGGATGCTTCGTCCTGGTTGCGAAGGACAAGGAAACTTGTTCTACGTGTTTAAAAGCTGCGGGGAAGGAAAACCCAAAGCCAAACCCCACTTCCAGTGGTACCAGTGGCTCAACGGTGACGGTAATCGCAACGGGCTCTGCTCCCTCACGCTCAGTGAGGAAGAGGAGCAAGAAGTCAAAGAAGCCAGCAGAGGTAATCTCCGCTTCGCTGGTGAATTCGGCAAACGACAAGTCGGAGGTCACGCAGTCCACGGACACCCCTCCTCGGAAGAGCTATGCTTCTATAGTGAGCTCAAACGCTGGGGATGGCCAAGCCGCGAAGGCAAAGCCACAAGAGGAAGTCTCGGGCTCCACGCAGGTCGTTTTAGTAAAGGACGGGTCCAGCCAACTGGTGCCCAAATCGAACAAGTCGTCGAAGCCCTCGTCCAATCGGGCGAGTATCCGCGCACTCGAAGACCGTATTGGTTATTTGAATGCATGGGTGACTGCGGGGACCATAACTCCGGCTCAGACTTCGGAATTACGCACGCTGGAAAGCGCTATTGCGTATCTGAAGATTTGCGGCAACTAGTCACAAGGTCGCTCAACAAGGATTCCACTCCTGGATTCCCTTGGGCAGCTCTTGCGTCTAGTAACGCAATTCTGATGGAAAATTATGGTACTTTGGTTTGGCAAACGGTGATGTCTCGGCTGCAAACGTGGGTAGACTTAGGTGATCGTGTCTTTGACATGACACCTGAGGAACTCGTTCGCTACAACGTTGCTGACGTGGTCAAGAGTTTTGTGAAGGACGAACCTCACTCCAATAAGAAATTAGCGGAGAAGAGGTATCGCATCATTGCAAGCTTCTCGATCGTCGATCAAATAATTGAGCGCTTACTATGTAGTAGGCAAAATTCTCAAGAGATCGAGGAATGGGAGACTTGTCCTTCAAAACCCGGACTAGGTCTACACGATGAAGGGCTTCGAGCAATTGGCAAGTCAATTGAACGGCTCTTAAGTGTCAACGGTGAAGTGATGTGCACTGACGTTAGTGGTTGGGACTGGTCGGTACAAAAGTGGGAACTGGACGCGGATGCCCAAGCGAGGGCGAAACTTGCAGGTGAGTCGGTAGATTCCCTGTTTGGTTTCCTATTGCGGGTAAACGCACATTGCGTCGCCAATTCGGTGTACGTCGACCCTCTCGGTTCAATGTGGGCACAAACCCATGTGGGATCTCAGTTGTCGGGACGGTACAACACGTCATCTTCAAACTCGCGTATGCGAGTGATGATGACGATGATGGCTCGTCTCTTGATGACAGGAGATCCACTGGTTGATGGCCGCATCGGAATCGATGCAATGGGTGACGACTCCGTTGAGGTGTCTGTCCCCGGGATTGAAAAGGTAATGGAGGAGCTTGGGCACTCGGTGAAAATGGTAAAGTTTTACAATCACCTTGAGGGCGTAGAGTTCTGCAGTCAGGTGTTCAACGCTGACGGCACTGCATACCCTGCAACTCCCGGCAAAACCGTTTATCGGTTTTGTAGTCGCAAACCATCGGACACAGAGACAGGCGATCTCTGGTCCCAGCTGGCGTGGTATATGCGCCACCTGTCCGGTGAGGAAAAGGAGAAAATCGTCAAGCTAGGCGTTGGTAGAGTATCTGGGTCTACCATAAAGATTGCACATGGTGAAGAAGCGAGTAAACACGCGCCCGCGTCGAAGGAGACGCGGTCAGTCTGGAGTGCCTAGCGCCCAAGCCCGAGGAGAGATCCGGGCCATAACAGTGGTGAGTCCATACGCTCAACTAATCCCGTTCGCGGGAGGTGATGAGTTGATTTCATTGGATATCAGACCACATTTGTCTTGGCCGGCTCTGTTATCGGCCACTCGGAATGCACTACAGTACAGGATCCGGAGTGTCCGGGCCGAATGGTTGTCAGCAAATGCGGATGCTAAATCGGCGGTCGGAATGTTAGTGACACCACCAGGAGCATTATTTGCTCCTGCTGGTTTCCATGACTTATTGTCTCGGGGTGGAGTTATGAAGAAGGTGAAAGCAAGTAACTGGAGTAGCAACACCCTTGGAGCTGATGATGAGTGGAAACCGGTGGACCCGCAGGGAGCTGGAGCACCAGCCGCTGCGGCAACAGTGGGCGCCTCTGTGCGCCTTGTGTTCATTAACCCCGAGCCCGATATTGACGATGAAGCGCAGACAGCTGGAATGGTCAGGATACACGCAGTGATCCAACTGCGAGGGTATCGAGAGTGAGTCTAGTTCAGGACTTTAAACTGAATGGGTGTCTAAGAAATGCAGTAGGTAAATGCTACCCAATATTAATAATAGACTGAAAGACTGCAGCTCTCCAAGAACGGAGGATAGGACAGGTC